ATTTTATTTTTCAAAAAATCATCACCATATTTGTATAACCTATAATTATTACCATTTCCTTTACAAAATAATGAAAATAATGGAACCATGTCAGGTAAACCAAATAATTCTATTGGTGTATTTAACATATCTTTGTAATTTTTTGTATATGAATTTGTCATGTTTGGTAGAATTGAATAGGCTTCAGAAATACATATATTATGCAATTTTTCAAAAAAGTATAAAAATGTTTGATTACAACCAACCCTCATACATTCACCAACTCTAGAGTAACCAGATTCAATATCCTGTTTATAACCAACACAAGGTAGATTTGTGTTTATTTCTTTTGTTTTTTTAATTTGTGGATATAACATTATACCATTAAAAGATATTAAAGAAACAAATTCCATTAAATAAGGTTGACAGTTTGTCTTCCTATCACTATCAGAAAACCCATGAAATCTCATCATAATTTTATGAAGAACTCTAAATTTAATAAATTCATTTATATTACTGTAAAGAATTGCCATTACATAATCATCAGAATGTTCCATATGTATACTAAACAACTTACTATCACGATATCTTTTTTACCATATATAATACGTATAATTAAAACAACAAACAACCGTATATGACGAACTACAATTAAACATTCCTTGCAAAAAATTCTGTGTACTTTTTATTCTGCCATTATTTTTATATAATTCCTCATTTATAAAACTAAATTTATTTTTTGGATCATTTGCAGGTTTAATAACTTTATTCAATAATTCTAATGGAACTTGAATTTCTTTTTTTTTGACCATATATTAAATGTTGAAAGTATTAATTGATACATTTTTTGTGTAATTCTATCTTTAAATCCTAATAACATTGAAACAAAAGATGACATTGTTTCAGCTGCAGACCATTTTGTACAATCACCATTAACAAACATTAAATTACTATTTATATCAACATCTTTATTAGTAAAAATTCTATCCAACATATTTTGCATTGACATCATTTTTTTATCACCAGGAATTGAAATTGCTTCATTTGGGCTATTCTCACAGATTCTTTTAAAAAATGTTTCTGTACACCTAGCAAGCCCTTTTGCACCAATATTAATAACATAAAATTCTCTTTTTGAACC